TGCTTTAATTATGTCAGGTGTTGCTGCAGCTAGCGAATTCATTGCTTGGCTAAAGCCGCTTTGCTGTGGTATGTAGGATGTATGTTTCTTTGGTTTAGGTGGCTTTTTAGGCTGATAAATATCTTGATACTCAGGTCGTGGTAATGCTAATGGTTTAGGCATAGCAGGGCTAATTTCAGGTTTAAGGTGAATCTTTGCCCTAGCCACTGCATTGGCTTGAATTCTATCCATCTTAATTTTTCTCTTAACCATTACATTCCTAGCATCAACATTATTTCTGGTTTCTTCCAGCATCAGTTTATCTAGACTCAACTGAGCCCTCATTGCTGCACCTTTCATACCAATATTATCTGTAGCAATATCAATACCTTGAAGGCCAAACATTAATTCATCAGCAATAGCAGCTTCATTCGCACCAGCTTTTGCAATCGCAGCCTGCATTGCTTTTGCATTTGATCTACCTGATCCACTTGCTTGTGCATCACCTGCTGCTTCCAGACTTTCTATATACGAACGCTGTGTAGCATTCTGAGCATCAGCAGTCATTTTCCTGCCTTGCAGGCTAACCTCACGTTTCTTACTGGCTAATCCTGCTGTTGCTATATTATATTCAAGTAACGTACTTTTCTTATCAAAAAGTAAGCTGGTTAATTGCTCTGCATAAGCTCTTTTCTGCTGTTCTTTCGCAAACTGTGCAGCTTGTCTATTGAAACCTATTTGCTGTTTAGCAGTTTCTTTTGATTGTTTAAATGCACGATTTGCTTGTGAAAACTCATAATCACGTATGCTTAATTTATGAGTATAATCTTGATTTGCAGTTTCTTCTGCGTATAATATATTCGTCTCATCATTCTTTTTTTGGATTTTTAATCCTTCTTCTGCATACTCAGTAGCACGTAGACTTTCTTCCCAATTATGTTCCCATACTTTTACATTCTGCTTTTGTTGCTTGCCAGCACGTATTCCAGCATGGTTTTTTTTGTCACCGCCGCCACCACTAAATAATCCCGCTACGCCCCCGGCAACGGCACCAATCCCTGCTAGGTGCATAACACCTGTAGAGGCTCCAAGTTGAAAGCCTGTAGAGGCTCCAGAGATAGCGCCGCTCACATTTAAACTAGACATATCTAAGCCCTCTTATAGAAACGTGGTGTGTAATTTCCTTCCCACATCATTGCGTTTACAGCAACTGGAAAGGGTGTGTTGTTAAACATCCTCAATTTAAAATTCTCTGTACGTTGATGAATAGGTACTGTAAATACAGTTTCGTTATCTAGTGGAACGTCATTCGCTAGATATGTATTAGCTTCGATAACAGGAGACGTGGTAAACCATTCTTCAATAGCAAATGCAATTTCTGCATTGGCTGCTGGAGCATTGCTAAAGACAATGGTTGTGTCATTAGTAAAGCTAAATGCTGTTGTGGCAATACCATTAACGGTTACCTTTACTTCACTACGATCTTCAAAGTTTAAATCTAGCTTGTTATAGGTATATGTTTTATTTGAACCATCACCTGTAAACGTGACTCTATAAGCTTCCCTACCTTTTTGCTTAACTTTAAAACTCATGCCACCTGACAATCCAACAGAAAATTTCATCCTTGCAATTGTTAGGTTTGCTGTATAGTCTGTAAAGTTAGACTCTGGCTTAAAATATGTAGTTGGTAAGTGTACATCAAAGTTGTACTTAAATCCAACAACAACATCACTAGCATTACTTGTTAAATTTTTTCCTTTAACAATAAAATGTGGTCCTGTTCCATCAGTACTGCGTTCGGGTGTAACGGTAAAACCTGATTCAACAAAACTACCAGTACTTGTATTGCCTTTGATAATCAATACTGGTGTTAGCTCACTTACATCATTGTATGGTAAGTAACACTTAGATAAGTTGTTAGTGCTGTCGTATACAACGCTAGAAGCTGTAGCGTATAAGTCAATAGATGGATTTACTTTTTGACCTTTATTGTTGACAATAATTGCTTGTTCAGGACTCTGGCTTAATGCTGCTTTAGTTAAAGTAAATTGACTACCTTGTTTAGTGACTGCATACATATCATCCGAATGGATAGTTGTAAACTGTACGTTACCTGGCATTGTCCAACTAACCCATGCTTGCATCAAGTTCTCTTTTCCATCAGTGTAATAACGGAAAATATATAGTGTCTTACTATTCTGACTAGCAAGTGCAATCATTGAATTTTGTGGACTTGCTACAAGTTGATCAATATCTGGAGAAATCCATTCCTTTACAGTTCTAGATAGATCCAATACCTGTGGATTCTCTTGTTGTCCACGAGTCATCATGCTGAAGCATCTTGTATATCCAGGTGTCTTGCTTATAAAGTTAAGGTATGTGCCTACATCTACGGGTTCAACCGTGCTATCCATTTCGTAGTTTGATAGCGTTCTGATAGTTGCTGTCTGTGGAGTAAGAACACCACTATCTGCATACAGTATAAATTGCTGTTGCTCAGAGAATAGAATAATACCCTGTGCTGTTGGCAATACAGAGTGGAGCGTAGTTGGTTTAATCGAAGAGCAGTTTATATCAATAGGATCAGACGACAAAATAGTCTGAGCTGTTTTAAAGAAGTAATTAAAAAACTTACTTGATTCACTCATTATGACATTATCGCCTGAGAGAAATCCTAGTCTATTGTTATGAAAGAAACCACCTGTAATTTTATGTCCTACAAAACTTGGATTACTGTTTGTATCTGCATCACCAGTTAACCTATCGGTATATGTAATCTTCTTAAATGTGAATGTATTCTGGCCTGTGTTGATTAACTCGTGAGGCATTGTTTCATCATTTAAACCAGGAGATGCATTAGGCGACCTTGTCTCCTCCCAATAACCTCTCCCATTAGTGTTGTTGTCTGCAATAAATTCAGCAAAGTAGTCATCTAATGCTGAAATATTGTTTACAATCTTTACTGTATGTCCGTGGTAACTTTCGGTTGGTAGAAAAGATATACCTGTTACTTCATCTTGAAATGTATCTAGATTAAAATTCTGTCTGCCACCCTTTCCACTAAGGGTAAAGGCTACAGGCGTAGATCCGTTAGTTCTGGTAATCCTTAGACTACTAGATCCATTTATTGTTACTGCCCACGTATGATCAAAGTTTGAATTACTTGCACTTTTCTGTGCTGTAATTGTAGCTTCAATTGCTGTCTTTAGTTGTGTTAGAAATGTATCGTATGACGTATCAGTAGCATTTGATGTAATTGTTGTATTTACATTTTGCAGCGTTACTGTATACTCTTCTGAAGCAGCTACTTCAGATACTATAACAATACCTTGTGTTAAAGGTGTAACGCTTGTAGCCGCTCTTTCAGTAATCGTTTTTGCGTTATTGATTACAACTGTAGTGTCCTGAACTGTTATCAGCTTGTAGTTATCTTTTGTACCATTCAAATAACTATTTGGATTGTATCCATTATCTATTTGATTTGTAATTGTACAAGCTGTACCGTCAGCCGTATTCCAAATATAAAACGCATTACCTTTAATACATCCTATGTATTCTTCAGCATCATCTCTGTTGATATAAAACCATTTAGCGTCATCATATGTTGTACCTGTTCCTAGGTTTGCTATATGCTTAAAGCCTGGTCTTTTTGTTAGCCCGTAGGTGGCATCAGGAAAGCCGTTGTAGCACTCACGGACCTGACCGGGGAGCATTTTGTCATCTGATTGTTTTGATACTCCACCTAGATAGTTAGAGATCCGTTGAGTTACTGCTGCCATTTATCGATAAAGTGCGTTGTATGGTTTGTAGCTGTTGTAGGTATTTGTATTACCTGGATGACCAAAGAATGTATAGTCACCTTGATTACATTCATATTCCATAGCCATTGCTCTGGTAAATGCTTCCTTTTGTTGAAGCATTTGGTATTGATTGCTGTCGCCAACAATTCTGCTGCTTACTGTTGCGGCTGCTCTGCTCACAATAAAGTCAGCAATTGGGGTAGGAATATCAACCCAATCAAATAACCATGTGATGTCACATTCGATTTGTTTTGTGAATGTAAAGCTGTGATGTGCTTTGTCGTATAGTTTGCCGCTTCGTCTTACAACATCTAGTTCTACATTTGATGCATTTTGAGTTGGATCAATTTGTAGGATATTGTTTGGAATTAGTATTTCGTTGTTCGTGTCAGGAGTCATTGGATAGTGACCCTCTTTATTAAATGTCCATCCCTCAGCCTGTACTTCCCGAGAGACTTCTAACAAAGTCTGGTAAGCAATCGCAACGTCCGGGTTGGTTTGATCAAGGGTAGTCACAGGCGCTTGACCACATGACTGCAGGATTGTATTTACAGCAGGTAGCTCTTGCTGAGCATTAGTGGTAGGAAAAGCCATATAAGTAAAAAAAAGGGACCCCGAAGGATCCCCATAAAGTGTATAAAAATCAGAATGTAGAAGGAGCTGAAGCACCGACATACAGCTCAACGGCTGCAGCAGGGTTCAGGTAGTCAGCACCCATAGCCAAGCGGCCAAGGATAA